TGTCGTCTGGGGTCTCAATCCCAGTACGATGAGGGCCGCCAAGCCCTAACGATCCGCCTCGACGGGTCTGCCATTTGGCATTAATCAGGTGACTGATTGTAAAGACGGAGCTTACCGCCCAGTCTCGAATCTCTTGAGAAAGAGATCTTCAATGATGGCCCTGAGTTAACAAGGGTCATTGAGTCAACGTCTTCGCCGACGTAGATCCAACCAGAGAAACCTCTGGTTATGCTCTTTTCCAGAGCAGCAACAGATTTCCATCTGTTTTTGCCTAGTTTCTCTAGGCGAGAAACCTCGGTGGGATCATCGAGGAACTTCCAATACCGCTTGGAAGACTTCAACCATGAGTTGAAGGTCCTCGGCTCACGTGATGAGCCGTGTTTAATGAATTTTTGGAAATTCATGACTCGTTCCACTTCTTCCGTTAAGGAAGAAAGAGGAACAAAGCCTATTCTATAGGCTTCATTTCTCAGAGATGAGAAATCATATGTGTGAACATATGGGTCATCAGGTAGTTGAACCTGATACACTTCCTGGAGAAGTGTAGTGATGAATTCATCACTATATATTGAAGTTGACTTAACTTCACGTTGGCCCGGTAGGGCCTTCGAATACGTTTTAAAGATCCCTTCCAGGATCCCGGACGTATCCGAAGAAAAGCCGTGTTTCACACGACTGTTCAAACTCCCGAGTTCGGCGAGTTTTACGAATCTCTTCGATTCAGAATCGATATCTAAGATATCGTAAATGTGGCCAATGTACTTCCACATGAACGACGGCATTAAAGTGTCGACGATGGGCAAGCCCATCCCTCCCGCGCAAGGCGGTAGGTAAATAGGCAACTTACATGCCTGATTACGGATCACTCCGTAGGAGAAACATCTGTCAAAAATGTTTCTAAAATAGCCGAGAACGGCTATTTTGAGATTTTTGTTCTCAAAGTAATCAAGCTGATTACTAAGCATTCGTCCTTTTCCAAGGATAGAACTCCGGTTATCGGAGTGCTCACGGCTCATGGTCGTGAGGAGACGTGATTTTATTACGTCTACGTAAAGGATAGCGATATCCTTACCATCATTACGAATGATGGCATGATCTTCACAAAAGATCAATATCCGTTTGGATATTCCTTCTTTCCAAGAGAACTCCCATCCCAACTGGATGGCGATCCTCCTGAAAAGAAGAACTCTTCTCAGGTCCTCCCTGAGAGCGGCAACGTCGTCGCCGCAGACGCATAACGCGTCTCCATTAAGTAAGTCCTTTGTCTTACTAGGAAAGTCCCATATTTTGGACTCACTATTGTAATAATAGTAGGATGAAATCTCCTCAACAAGGAGATTTTCCAGAGTTAAACTCAGGAAACTCATGGGCTCTCCCATGAATGAACCCCTCTGGTTCAAAATACCGTCGGGGTATTCGTTCTCTAAACTCGAGAACTTAGATGCTTTAAACATCTGTCTCTGGCAGACTATAAGACTGCCAAACACCCAAAACGGGTGTGATTTGGGAAGGCCTCGCAAGAAGCCTGTCCAAATCGCCTTGAGTAAATCAAGTGGAATCAGATCAGTCGCTGATTTATAATCGGTCGACTGGCCGATTGGTGAGTCCATTGACTGGGCTCTTTTCTTAAGATACTTAAGAAAGGTCCACATCTTATTTGTGGAACGTAAGCCAATTCTGGCTCTACCATCTCTCGCGAGGATGGGCTCAGCCATGAACCTCATGGCTCTGGTTACCATGGTAAACCAGGCTTGGTTTTTACCAAGAGGGCGCGTCTTCGCGCCCGGTTCAGCTAGACAATCTAGCTTTGACATCGGCATGGAGACAGGCCGATAGATCAAATGATGACGCATGTCATCAGGAGTGAAGATGGGAATCTTCCAATCTCCAACATGGAGATAACGTTCTGGTTCCAGAACTTTCCCAGAGAGATCTGAGAGGTACTCTCCTTGCTCGCCAGCTTTCACTGACGAAAGGAGTAGCACAATCTTCCCGAGGGAAGATGGAAGAGACTCCTCTCCGAGGAGTTTTGTGGCCTTTCTCTTTCGAGAAGAGAGGCCAGCGCCCCCGTAGAGGGCGTCAAGAAAAGAAAGATTTTTCTTTTTAAGGCCAATGACTTTAAGGCCTGCACCAAGCCCGTAAAAGGACTTGGGTCTAGGAAGCAAGAGCTCCCCATAAACATCTAAAATGTTTATAGTCGAATAAGACGACTGAATGAAATCCACAAGGGTTTCAGTAAAGGCACCTGTAAGGTGCCTAGGACCTATGACTACCTCGTCAAGAGGTACGTCCAAGGTCTTTACCCAGCTGGATATCTCGCCAGCTATTCCTCCTTCCTCTTGGCTTCTTTCGAAGCAACCGGAAGTACTCACGGAAACATGAGTAGAGAGAGGCATCTCTCTAACATTGAGCTTTTTACCAAGCTCATTCGAGAAGTGTTCCACTACTCGTAACCTCTCTGGAGGTGTAACCCACTCATTGGTGAGTATATTCAGTTGTTCGCTGAATGCAAGAGAACACATTCTCTTGGTAGGACACGGGAGTGCTCTACCGAATGTCCTAATCTGACAAAGATTAGTAAGTTCCGAATCAGAGAACTTTAAGTCTGTTAAGACTGTTCGGTACCTCAGGAGGTGACCGCCGAACCAAACAAGTTCGAGATTCCGGAGTTCGGAATGCCACCCTACCCAGTAAGGTATGGGTGGAGCAGGAGCGTTATGCTCCTTCATGTCGCTGAGTGCGGCCCATTGCAGCCAGCCTGCAATTTTCTTCAGAGCCTGAAGACCCCTCTCGAAGTTAGAGGGAGAAAGAACTTTCTTCTTTCTTCCGTCCTTACGACGGACGGTTTTCCTCTTTCCAGAGAAAAAGAACTTTAGAAACCAAAGTTTATAAAGCTGTATAGATCTAAACAGCTTGCGGTCAAGTACGACCGGATTAAAACACTGATTTAACAAAACAGTGTGCATGTTGGCCACCCAACATTCTTCGACGAATTTCCATTGTCGTTCGGAGGAGCAAACCATCCGATTGAAAGTACCTCTGTCGAGGTGCTTTCCAATCATCTGGTAAAGCCTCCGGGAACCCGTCACCGGGTTCTTACCCTTCTTTGGGTCAAAACAACGAAGGTTGTTTGGTCCGACCTCAAAGGTCGCGAGACGTAGACACAAGTCTACGATCGGATTGGATTCAACCCGAGACGACAGGACCCTGTCGCTCCAATTTTCAGGCTTGCTGAAAAACCGATGCTGATAGGCATCAGGAAGGTTCGCACCTTCCGGCGCGTCGATGGATTTGGCCCCATCCGAGCCTGCAGGTTGAGAAGTCTGCATAAAGTTAATAAAA